CAATATCTCTAGACCCGCGCTTTGCCGCAGTTCGTTTTTGATATAGGGTCGGCGCCGCCATGGTTACACCATCGCCCTCGTTCCAAGCTGCGGGCTTTCAATTCCAAGTTCCGGTGTTAGCCTTTCCTGAGACAACAGGGCTCGGCGTCCACCGCGAGTTCTAGCTTTGAGGGCAGATGCTTCAGCTGCTGCGGCCTTGCGTCGCTCCTCGTCGGCTGCAGCTTGCACCTCTGCGGCTTTCTTTTCCATGGCCAGCTTGTTTTCTTTGTACTGCAGCGAGCCCTGCTCAAACTGTTGCCTGGCCAGGTCTGCCTGCTCTTTGAGGCTGGCCGCTTGCATCGAATAAATTTCATTTTGCTTGGCAACCTGCTCGCGCATTGCAGCTGCGTCTGCTGCCTGTTGCTGAAGTGCCTGCCCCTGTTGGCGCTCGGCGTCTTTCCTGGCCTTGCGAGCTTCGTTTGCTGTGTAGGCAGAGCCTAAGATAATTGCGCCTGCGACCCATCCCGCCATATTAGTTCCCCTTTCAACCTGCGATTTTCACCCAGCCCACACGCTGGAACCTCATACAACCGACCCTCAAGCAATTCAATGTCGCGGCAGTTGTCCTGGTTTTCGTATATGTCAGTCCACACAACCTCTTCATCGAACACCCTGCCAGCTCTCTGAAAACCAGCTGGAACATCAAATTCCATTGGGGCCACCAGCACTTTCACTCCGCTGTCTGTGTTGACTGCTATGGTTCCGCTTTCAAGGCGAACCCGGTATTGCGTTTTGTGTGCAGCTCCGGTTAACACAGTCCACGGCGGTATCGTAATCGTGCGCTCATATATGCCAGGCAAGAATCGATGAGATGTAACAATTTTTGCCTGCTCCATATCGAGCAGCTCCCCTTGCATCTTAATCACCAACTCGCGCTGATCTGCAACTGACAGATCTCCGCTCTCGAAGATGACTAAGCCACTCATGCTTTTATTCTATTGGTCTTTAATCGGTATGCAATACCTGTGATATCACCGTGCAATCACCTCATGCGAAGATGTCAAAGTCGGTTTTGGCCACAATCATTCCCTGTGGCTGGCCACCCAATTTGTGGCTCCTGGTCATTCGGTTGTATTCGCCGCCCCCAAGCAGTAAGTATCCGAAAGAGTCGCCGATGTGTGAGTGCTCGTTTTTGTTTGGCGCGTCTCTGAATCGTTCCTGGCCGGCACCAATTGCTATCCTCTTAAAGTGATATCCACCAGCTAGCGCCTTGCGCAAAAGCTTGCACTCTCGGTTGACCAGCAGTCCTGGCTTGCCCTCAATGAGCCGCTGCATTGGCGCAGCTGAAGACTCGCGCCTGACCTTGAAGTCGTTGGATGCCGTGGGCTGGGCCTTGAGCCCCAGGGTTCTCAGAAAATCAAATGCCGTCACCTCGTAGATGGCGTCTCTGGCCTGGCCAGCAGGGTCTCCCCAGATCATTACCTGGTGATTGGGGTACCTGGCGTTGAGCTCCGCTAGCAGCTGGTGGCCAAACCTCTCGAGGCCCATATCGAAGGTGACAATTTCGTGGTGAATCTCCCACCGTCCGTTTGGCAGCCTCTGGCCAATGGTTGCAGCTGGGGTCAAACCGAAGTCCAGGCCCACCTGGATGGGTACCTGCGGGTTCACGGTGGTGTCACCAGACATGGTTGAGTCGTTATACTCTGGCCACACCGGCCTTCCCTCTTGAACGTAGGTGTATAGACCCCCCGCGTAGCACTTGATCCAATCTAAGTTCTTGCCAAGCAGCATCTGCTGGTAGTAGCCAGGAGGCAGGTTGTTGATGTTTTCTGCCTTTGGGTTCACCTTCCACCACTTACCAGCTGAGAAGATGTGGTCGTTTGCCTCTGGATTCTCTGGTAGCTGATCTGGGTCCACCTCAATAATCCCGCCCGGTTGTTTCCAGAACTTCCACGCATACTGTCCGGACATCTTTTCTTTCTCTGCGATCTTGTGCCACCAGTGATCGTCGTCCATTGGGTTTGTATCCATCCAGATACCGTGCCAGGTGGCCCCACCATCGCGTTTTGTTGGGTACCGACCCACACGGTGGGTGAGGCCATCGATCACCGCTTTTGGCAGCTCTCGGGCCTCGTTGACCCAGGCGCCGGTAAGCTCCAAGGACAACAGCTTTCGCACGTCTTTGGGTTGGTCGAGCGCAAGAAATATCACCTCGCAGTCGATTCCGGCGGCTCCATCCCTGGCCGGCAACCTGATGTGGTGCGTGATTGGTGGAGTCCACAGCATTGGACCGAAGGTTGCCTCTGGGAATAGGTCCAACCAGGTCTTGATGGTGGTGGTTTTCAACATTGGGTAGCTATTGCGTACAATTGCAAAACGCGTATATCGGATGCCATCGATAGGGGAGGGCTTTTGCTTGACGGCCTTGATCATTACCTTGGCAGCGCACGCGTAGCTTTTGCCAGACCCCACCGGTCCCATGACGCCCTGCACAAATGCGTTGGACCCAATGAAGTCGTAGACGGTGGGAGACCTCGAGAAGTCTAAGTTAAGACCCGTGGTGGCCACGGCCTTGGTGGATTGCTCCTTAGTTCTTGCCACTTTGCACCTCGATTAGTTTCTCGAGGAAGTGTGCGGCCTTCTTTAGGTCGTGGACCCCGTTTTTTTCCTTGTAGCGGGTAACGTACTTAATGATTGAGCCCTCGAGGAACCCAAGTTCGTTGGCCACAATGTAGTCCCAGGGCTGGATCGCCTTGGTTTTATAGTGGCTGCCGCCCTCTTGCCTGTCGTTTGCCTGGCTCATTTGTCGGTTCTCCAAGATGTCCACACAGAAAAGGCCACCCAGGCCACGGAATACATTAAAAACCATCCCACGTCGTTCATTTGTTGGTCTCCTTGCGGTTTTCTAGGTTCCAGATGTGGTGGTCTTGCCAGGACACGGAGCGCTCGAGCTCGGCCACGCGGTTAAGGTGCATCTGGCAAACACTCTCCCAGTGCTTTTGACACTCTTTCCACGCTATCTCTGCGCAGGCCAGCTCGTCTTCTGACCAGTGCTTGGCGTCTTGCCTGGACTCAACCCAGCTATCAAAGCTCATGTCTATGGCTCCTGTTCGCTTGGCGGCGCAATTACGTTGACATCTAGCACCGACGGTTTATCTGATCCATCGTCCGGGTTATCAAGCAATCCAGACGCTTTAGCAAGTAGACGGAGCACGCCCACTTTGTCGTAGAGTTCAACATCAAGCGTCTGCGAACCATCCTTCTCACGCCTGACCCTGATATTTTTGATTGCCTGGAGGGCGTGATCTGGAATTTGACTTGCCGCCTTAACCTTGACATTGCCGTCCTCGTCCCACGTTAGGATATCTGTGATCTTGGTGTTGGCCATGCACAGCAGAGAAAACGCAATGGCCTCTCGGTTCTCCGTAATTGTGGCAGAGCGCTCCATGCGGCGTTGGATAGAGCGCACCCCGCCCCAGTTCTTGAGGCTGGGCACCTGCTCTGAGATGCGCGACTTGGGCCTGGTCATCAGAACGGGATGTCTTCATCGAGGTCCACGAACCCGTTGGCTTTGGCCTTGTTGTGCTGGTCTTGGGCCGGGAAGGGTTTGTGGGCTGCAGAGTAGACATCTCCCTGCTGTTGGGTTGGGTTGCCAATCTTGACGGTAACGTACGTCTTTCCGTCCTTGGTCTTGCGGTTGGTAATGTCCAGCCAGTGGGTCTTGCCGTCTGGCAGCATCACCTTGCCGCGAAAGTCTGCGTGCCAATCTTCGGTCTTCTTTTCGTTGGGAAAAGCAGAGCCCTGCCCAGGTTTCATCTCATACGCCATCAAAAACTCCTTCTAGGAAAAGTTGAGGAAAATTTCGGAGAGACCCCCGCGCTACGGTATGGACGGGGGGGAGGGAAGGGGTCACTTTCCCACAACCAGCTAGCGCCTGGCTCCCCCGAAAAGGATGGCCACCGCACCGCGCCTGGCCGCCAGACACACGACACGCAGCGCATCCCCGGTGCCGTACAAAAGCCATACGTTCCTTTGGCAATTGTACAAACCGCATTACAGGCCCTGTGGCGGGCTTGCGCTGTGTGCCCGCTACCCTTGCCTACCCTACCCTGTATCAAGGGCATGGCGGTGCCTCAGATCGCGTCAGAGAGGCATCAGCTGCCAGGAGGATCATCATCTCAACAACTGCCTCGGGGTTCTTTGGGATGTCTAAGCCCTCTGCTGCGTATCTCGCCTTGAGCTCATCGAAAGTTGTAATGATCATTTTAGAATCTAAACAATCTTCTAAAGTCTTTTTTAATTCTTTATTTATTTCTAAACCTATAGACATAAACAACCTATCTATACCTATGTTCTTCTGTGTTTCCACAACCGTATTAGGTTGTGTATGTGGTTGTGTATGGGAGCCCTTATCATTCACAACCTCATTGGGTTGTGTATGAGAGCTCTGTTTTGTCTTCGGTTTCCTGGCCATCATGTCTCCTAGTTTTTCGGGTCTGTTGTAGTGAAATCCGTCCCTGGTAGCCAACCCTCCGAGCATCTCTCGCAGCCGCTTTCGGTTGGCTGCCATCTGCTCCTCGGTGAACTCATGTTCCTGATCGGGTAAGTTTGGTGCCTTGTTGGCCTGTGATGGCTGGTTATTTCCCGACCGGGTTACATCCTTTCCTTGCTGGGCCATCTCTTTGGTCTCCCTGCGCCTTGTCTCCGGTGGCCTGGTGTCTTCCTGGCCGCTCGTGATAGCTATGGCGTCTACCTGGGTGACCGTTGGGTCGTAGATCACCCTCGTGGTGTTGGCTCTCTCGCCCCGGAATCCCTTGGCGGTGACCTCGATATACCCAGCAGCTGACAGAGCCTTCAGGTGCTTTGATATGGACTGCTGGCTCACCTGCATATCCTTGGCCAACCTGCCCTGGCTTACCCAAGTTATCCCAGCCCGGTTGCAGTAGGAGCACAGAATGGCCAGAGCTCGCAGCTGACCGTCAGTCAGGGCCCTGTCTCGGATAGCTCTCAGCGGAACCACGGCCAGGCTGCGCTGATCCGGTGGGGCGTCCTTCTCGACTATCTTGGGCCGCTTGGGCAGCTTGAACTCGATCACTTCCGCTGTGTTTGTTTGTGTTCCCATATCCTCATCATCTCTTCCCGTAGCG